GATTAAAGTTTTTAAGATATTGTAAACAGTTTTCTATACCATCAGAAATCATATCATCTCTAAAAGTATAGTTAATAAAATTAGGTCTATAAGATAAGTGATTTGCAATCTTTAAAAAACATTCACCAATATAATTTGTAACTGGTGGTGCTTTTCTATTTCTTTTTTCTGCCTTATCACACTTATCCTTATACTCTATCATCGCCTGTAGAAACTTTTTATTATCTACATAATGTGCTGATCTTTTTCTAGTTTTAGTCATAATTATATAATACTACATTTTGTTATTTTTGTCAACGGTCTTTCATATTAACCAATTATAAATGGCTCTTAATGCAAGTAGTAAATACATAAGTTCCATGAGTGCTCTAGGTATATCTTTATCTTTTATACCCATGTATATCCATATACTACAAGATACTGTTGCAATTGCCCACCCCATCCATTGTGTAACAGGATTTGCATTTGAAAGTATGTAGGCGCCTATCATAGCAAGTATGAAACCTATCCATCTCATTCCATCTAGTCTTTTATAAAATCTAATTTTCATGGTCGCTTGACATAATTTAATTTCATTGTTATAATACCCATGTGGGTTGTTACCGAGAAGACCTAGCTACCTCACTAGTGAATCTTTTTACTTGGCATATTTAATAAATCACTTAACTCTTTTATATCATTTTTATTAATATCTTCTTCATAAGGATCGGAATTGGATAATTCATCCAATTCTTCATCTGTTATATTTCTTTCTATAAAACCAGGCAATTGTTGTTTAGCATTTTTTAATGCAACTGTAAGATCACTATATCTTTTAGTAAATGATGGAGTGGCATTTGCTATGGTTATAATTTTATCAATAGGAATTGTTATTATTTTTTCATCTGTAAAGCCAACCCAACGAACCAAAGCTATATAGTCTGATATGCCATGTTCGGTAATCCTAGGAACATATTTAATTAACATAGGTTCCTGCAATCTTAATAGTTTTGAGTTTTCAGGCAATTGATTTTTATGTAAAGGAAATCTACAACAGATTTCTTCTCCAGAAACCAATCTGATTATCTTAACTGAATTTGTATCAATACGATTAATCATATAACTATTTATCTTTATTTAAGTCTAGTATAGCACAATGAGAACCACCAGTGCGTTGCGTTATGTTATAGTTTTCTAAAGCAGATTTTTTAAAATATTTCATATTATACTCACCTTTATTTTCATTTTTATTTTTATTACCTGGAAGATAATCATGGAAGACAATACTAAAAGTATCTTTTGTTCTTTTTAATATTTCCTGACAATCACCTAAACCTATTGAAGCGTCAACAAATACAAAATCAAAGTCTTTGTGATTATGTTCTTGCCAGTAAGTTTGACTTTCACAGATAAACCTGTGTACATTATGGTCTAATCCAAAATGAGTAAAAATATTATTTCTATCTATGGTATAAACTGTAGCTCGATTTGCTACCAAGGCAGCTGTACTTTTACCTGTACCAGTACCTATTTCTAATATTTTATACGAGTTGCGACTTTCGTATAGTAAAAACTTAAAATCTTCATCCGATATCATTTTAAATCCACAGTATGTATTTCATAGTTAAAGTTTTCTCTATTGTAGATATTAACTCTTTCCTGAAAATGGGTTAAGGTAAAGTTTTTTTTATCTTTATATGTTAGATCGTCTGAAATATCATAGACTGTAGCAGACTGTTTTTTATCGCCGACACGAAGCCCACGACCAATACTTTGTAATACTCTTATAGGGCTCTTACTAGGGCTACTAAAAATAATGTTGTGTAAATTACGAATATTGATACCAGTGCTAAACGTCCCGAAAGAAGCGACAATAATTGCGTTGTCCGACTTTTCTGTGATGGCTCTAATTTTTTCTCTATCATCTGTTTCTGTTCCACCATAAACAAAAAACACTTTTCGTTTAGGGTCTGCCTTTTCTTTAATTATGTTATATAAAATTTCACCATGTTTTTCTACTAACTGAAACAAACATAAGGTGTTGCCGTTTAGTGCCAAGGTTAAATTTCGTATGTATTTATTACGAGCTTTATTTTGAGTAAGATATTCCAATTCTTCAAAGTATTTTATACCATATACTTTTTTAGATTCTTCTTCTGGATATTTTAAGTTTAAACAAACTACTTTTAAATTTGCCAGTTGTTTTTTATCCATTAATTGTTTTGTTGTTACCACTCTATTAACTATACCAAATAAACCTGTTAATACTAACTTATGAGTTTTACTGTCGTCCAGTGTTCCTGTAAGGCCTATTCTATATTTACAGTCTGTAAGTTTTGTCATTATTTTTGTTAATGAAACAGCCTTAAACAAATGAGCCTCATCACCTATAACAGCTCCATAATCTTCAAAAAACTTTTTAGGCATTTTATATAATGATTGCCATGTTGAGATGACTATTCTCTTATTTTCATCAATATCATATCCGTGATATTTTCTACTGACGTTTGTTTCTACATCATAACCATAGTCTTTAAAATCTTTATATAATTGTTCTACTAGTGATGTTGTGGGGACTATAATTAAAACATTATTGTTTATCATATTTAAATAATGTCTTACTAACATATAGATAATAAGTGATTTACCTGAAGCTGTAGGCGATAATATAAGTCCTCGTTCACACTCTAAAGCGAATTTATACGCTTCTATTTGATAATCTCTAGGTTTAATAGATAGATCGTACTCCTCAATCATACCCTCTATATCGGCGGCTGAGACGTTGCTACGTGTCAAAATATCACTAGATTCAACTATATGTACGTTTTTCTTCTTACACCAGTCTTTTAGATAGGGATACAGACCAACATACATTTGACCTGTTGCATATGAATAAAGTCTTATCTTGCCATCCCAAACTCTATTACGAAACTGTGGTGTAAACTTATAACCAGGCACCTCAAAAGAGAAATAGTCTGACAGCTCTCTACGAATAGAAGCATCAGCATCTATTTTGATATAAACATCATTTAACTTATCTACTATTATGTTTTGCATATTAATTAAAAGGTTTACCTACAATCCAACCAACTAAAGATTTTCGTATTCCTTTAATAATAGGGTTGACTTTGTGCCAAATAAAACTTGGAAAAACTATCATAGTTCCTACCTCATTATTATTTAATTTTATGTATTTGTTTTGTTTTTGTTTAGGACTAGGTGTGCATATTTCAAATTCTCCACCTGTATAATCATTATTTAACAATAATGTAAAACTTAATTTTCTTATCAAACCATTTGAATACGGTTTATTATGTGTATCAATATGCCAATCGTAAAAATCATTTTCTCTATAGACTGTATATTGAAATGGCTCGTATTCTGTTAGATTGTAGTTCCAAACCTTATTACAACTTTCAATCGTACTTGATACTATATCTTCAATATTCTTATCCTTTATCCAAGATATAATTGACTTTCGATTATTTTGATTTCCCTCTTGTATTTTTGCACTATCTAATTTTCGTTGTTCTCCTATTGTAATTATTTTATTACAATCACTCTTTGAAACAACGGACTGATAAACCTTGTATGGTTTAGGAGTAAACATTTTAGATAATACCAGAAGTAAATTTCTTCCACTCTATAGCGTTTTTGATTTGAAATGTACGATTTGAAATAATACGAATAGTTTTATCCAGATAATCAACCACACTTTGTACATAAGTTACTTTTTGCTCTAACTTAACTAAATCATCATCTGACTTGATATACTTATCAACATCTTGTTTGAGTAACTTTATATTAAAAGGTTTTTCTTGGTAGACCAATGGGTCAGCTTTACCAGTATAGTATTCCCATTTTTCTCTTAATAACCTATCTCTATCTTGCTCAGCTTTCTTTAGTATATTAATATATTGATTATGAAACTTACAATATTTGTTGTGTAGTTGTGGTGTTTTTAATGATTCTAAATCAAGTTCAGTATCATTTAACTTTAGGTCTTTTTCGGCTAATGCCTGCAATTCATCAAAGGTCATAATATCTCCATTATATCAGTTATTGACTATTTAGTCAATGGTTTAGGTAGTAGTTTCTATAGTACTTGTAGCACTAATATTTGCAAATTCATATATTTTATATTGAAATGTAACAGTAGCTGTTAAGTAATCTACATCTGTAGCTTGTTGATTATAGTCTAATCCAGAAAGTGAAATAGGATATACATCTCTAAATCTGATTTCTACGTTAGAATTATTTTTACTTGTTAATACAAATAGTGTAGCGTCTGAATACAAACCACCATCGTCTGGTGCCATTTTTGATACTTGCCCAATTTCACTAGAGTACGTTTCGTTTGTTGTAGTTGGATACCTATCTGAGCCTGCACTTTGCAATGTTCTAAATTGTGAATAATCTTTTGGAAAGCCAAGACCTGTAATCCAACCGTGTATCTCTCTATAGTTTTCTAAATTTTCATCAACCAAAAAAGATATGTTTAAAGTATCATAATCAACCTTATCACCAGGCATTGGTACATCTTTTAATGGTGTAGTAAAAACTGAAGTGCCTAACGTAACACCAGGTATGTTTGCAGCTGTACAAAAATATTCTACCTTAGGAAGTTTAATAATACTAAATTTAAACTGTGTAGGGCTTGCATAGTCTAACTTTGTAGGTTGTCTATTATATGCATTTGTAGTTGTCATACTACTATTTATCTGTTTCTTTATCTACTTCTTGCCAGTCTTTTTCTGTAGAAAGTTTTTCTAGTTGTTTTTCAGGTTCAGTAAGTATAATCTCTTTTTGTTCTACTTTTTTTATCTTTTCTTCTAGGCCCACTAAAGGATTTTTTGGATTTAAGTAGTCTAAAACTGCAAAAATAATGTATAAAGTTATTCCTAAAAATATAAAACCTTTAATTATCTTTTTCACTATTGATGTTTCCTTGTATATTGTTATTGATTCTGTATAAAACATATTCACTCCTTCATAATATATTTTTATTTATGCTAAAAAAAAGGGCGACTTTTTAGGGCCGCCCTTTTAAATTTGTTTGTAACAAGTATTACATTAAGTTAGCAATTTTAACTTTTCTGTAATATCTGTTTGCATTAGCAGCTGTTAAACCGTCAGCAGTAATAGCGTCAGACGCACCAGCACCAGCAAATGGGTTCGCTACTAGACCATATCTAGTTTTGAATCCAATTTTTGGTTGGAATGTGTCTTGGCCAACTGCTCTTACCATTTGTAGAGGTACATATGGGCAGTAGAATATACCAGCGTCATACGGTGAAGTACCTTTGTAACCTACTACAAAGTATTGTTTAGCAGCTGTATTTGCTGAATATGGATCAATGTAAACTTTATATTTACCATTTAATACACCAGCAAATGTGTTACCTGTGTCATCAACATTTAAATTGTTGTTTAACGCAGGAGTGTAGTCTAATACACCAGCCATTTGTAAAGCACTAGCAACATCAGAAGAACAGATAATCATGTTACCTTTTCCTCTTCTTGTTCTTTGTGCGATAACGTTAGCATCTCTCTCTAATTGGAACATTAGGCCTTTAAATCTTTCAACAGACCATCTTCCGTTTGAGTCTGTATCTAGGTCAAAGATACCTGCAGTTGTTGTATTAGTTTGAGCACCTTTTTCAGATCCAATGTAAACTGATCTTACAACTTCTCTATTGATTTCCGCAAGGATTTCAGCAGATAAGATGTTTGATAATTCAGTTTCAGCATCTAAGCCGTGGATTGCTTTAAGGTCTTGTGCTAATTCCATTGTGTACTCGGCTTTAAGCGCTCTTGATTTAGCAGTCACAGTTGATTTCTCAATTGAGAATGCCATTTCAGCAAACGCATTACCAGAGGCATCACCTAATGCTTCTGCATAGTCAGTAGTCATTGCTGATCCACTTGTGTATGCACCCGCAGGTGTGTCGTTAAGTACAGATGGGTTAGTTCCAGATTGTGCAACTCCTGTTTTATTTGCAACAGATGAACCAGCAGCATTTCTACCACTGAAGTCTGTATCAGCTTCGTCAAAAAGAGCTTCACCACCAGTTTGAGATGCATATCTGCTTCTCATAGCAAATATCAAGCCTGTAGGGCCTGACATTGGTTGAACGCCTGCAATATCGTAAGCGATAAGGTTAGGCATTGATCTTCTTACTAAGCTAATTAAAATAGGGTTCCAATTGTTAATATTAGCACCAGTTGCGTTAGTAGGCGCAGCTTCCGATAAGAAAGCAGCATCTTCTTTTAACGCTTTTTCTTGGTTTTCTAATACCATTGAAGTAACGGCTCTTTTATAAGCACCCTCGATCTTTGGAAGATCAGGATGTTCTAAAACGGGCTGCCACTTTTGTTGTATTGATTCAGATAAAAACATTTTTCTATCTCTCCTTCTTTAGTTAGTTAACTAACCCTTACTTTAAGTAAGGATTTTTCTTTGTTTTACTAATTGCAGCAGTATATGCAGCCATTGATTCAGACAAGTCTAAACCAGCATTGTTTTCTGCTACTTCATTAGATTCGTTATCACTCGCTTTTGCTTTAGGGAAGTAAGAATTTTTTAAAGTTTCTACACTTTTTCTAAAACTGTCAGCGTCTTTATATTCAATACTCTCTGCTAAACCTTTAAGTTTCTCAACTTCAGTTGCAACAAGATCAGATGATACATCATTTATAACTTCTTCTCTTGTAGATTCTGCAAGTTTTGAATTTAACTCAACGTTTTTTTCGATAGTTTTGTTAACTTCTTCTTTTAACTTTTCTATCTCAGCAGCTTGATTCTCAATTACATCATACTTCTCTTGTGGAACATTGATGTAGTGAGACTCAAATAAAGATTTAAGACCACCGATAAAATCTTCAGTAATCTCATTTCTTAAGCCTTTTTCTATTGCCAATTCGTTTTCTTTCATCCACTCCTCGACAACATAGTTTAGATAAGCGTCAACTTTGTCAACGATTTCTTCTTTTACTTCAGAAACTTTTTCGTCAACTTTAGTTTCGTATTCGCTTTCTAAATTTTCTATTTCTTCAACAAGTTTTGCTTTAACAGCAGCTTCAAAGATAGTAGAAGCTTTTTGTTTAAACTCTTCCGATAGTTCTTCACCATCAGTTAGAGCAGCAACATCTTCTTTCATATCCATGTCTTTTACTTTATCTTTAGCAGACATTTCTTTTTTCACTTCTTTCTCATCTTCTTTTTCTTCTGCTTCTTTAACGTCTTTTTTCTTGTCATCATAAGACTCTTCTTTTTTCTTTTCATCTTCTTTTGACTCAGATTCTTTAACGTCTTTCTTGTCTTCTTTTTCTTCAGATTTCTCGTCTTCTTTACCATTCTTTTTATCTAGGTATTTTTTAAGACCAGCGGGCATCTCACCTTCTTTCACATCTTTTTTCTCATCATCTTTTTTATCAGCGTGTTCTGCCTCTTTCATATCTTCTTTTTCTTTTTCGTCTTTTTTCTCGTCAGCTTCGTAAGCAGCTTTGATTTCTTCTTTATCATCAGATTTCTCAG